GATGATTGCGTTGTCTTCATGGAAGAAGAAGACCTTCCACGCTTCATGGAAGGGTTGTGTTTGTGGTTCCGGAGGTATGGGTTTACCATGAAAGTGGAGGCACCAGCTAGGGAGTTAGAGAGTATAGAGTTTTGTCAGTGTAGACCAGTTTTCAACGGCGAGCAATACACCATGTGTCGCAATCTACACAAGGCACTGTTCACGGACGTGGCGCATGTTGGGCGAAGTGTTAGCGAGATCGTCAACATTCGCAAAAGCACAGGGTTATGTGGACAGGCTTGGGCAAAGGGTCTGCCAGTGTTTTCATCTTTTTATCAGATGTTAGCGAATGGTCCAGGCAAAGCCCAAGTACTCAGGCATTCAGGAACATACTGGAATGCTCAGGGTTGCTGCACAGGGACGGAGCTAGTTACGGAGGAGGCACGTATATCTTTTGATCGTGCCTTTGGTGTCAACCCAATGGAACAGAAAGCGTTGGAAGGAATGTATATAGAATTAGAGAAATATCCTTTCAACGAACCCACTGAGATGTTCGAATATAACCCGCGTGTTCCATCAACCGAATATAGTTTGTATATAAGTGAAGCTGTTTTAGAGATAGTATTATAGCCATGGCCAAAAACAGAAGTAAAATTGTTGGCAAAGCCAAGCGCACTAAAAATAAATCACCATCCACATCATTGAAGATGAAGAGGCAACCATTTTATAGTCATTCGGAGTATCAGGCGACATTGCTTGATCCATGTAGTGGACCAGTTAAGTCCCACTACTCAGGAGAAGAAGGTATTTGTCAACGGTTTGTGCAGGACTTAACGATGAACACTGGAGCCGGCGCCACTGCAGGTTTCATGTTCTTTGCGCCTGCATCAAACAGTTTCCAGAGCAATGGGGCAACCACATCCAGTGGACCCATTGTATCAGCTGGATTTGCTGGGCCAGGTCAAACATTCCTAACTGCTAGTGCCTCCAAGTTGCGTGCATTTTCAGCATGCGTCACCCTTGTTCCCTCAGCCGTGTCTATGACAAATATGACTGGGGAGATAGGGGTGGCGATTGTGTCTGTTAATACCATAGTAACAGGAGGCACATACACAGTCGATGGATTGTTTCAGTTGACCCAGAAGAGAGCTGTTTTAGC